CTCCATCCCTAGAGCGGCCATCTTTTCCTCACGGTCAAGCACATGGCTGTGGAACAGGTCAACGTCAGGGCTTTTCTTGCCCTTTGCCCAGCGTTTGAGCTTGACGATCTCCGCACGCTTACCGGCGTTGTCAACCTGCGCCTGTTCCGCCAAGACCGGCGGCGAATGTTCCGGCTTCGGAACGTGCGTCATCTGGGCGTCGGCTTGCGCCTGTAACATCTGCTGCTGCTGTAGCAAATCGGCGTCCAAATCCTCGTAGGTGACGCCATCGGGCAGGTCAAGCCCGACCAGTTGGGCGGCGATAGACGGCTTCATGCTGGTGCCGACGTAAAAGGCATAAGAGCGCGCCCGCTGCTCCTCATCCTCTTGCATGGCGCTGAGGCGTTGCGGCTCAAACTGAAAGCGCAAGCCGGCTGGTCGGAATAGCTGGCGGTTGAGGTTGCGCTCAATTAGGCGACATTCGGGGATGATGGCGTTCATCAAAAAGTTGATTTCGTCCTGTTGCGCCGTGGCAAAGTTGGCGGCGTCGGCGGCGATGATGCTGTGCGGGACGCCCAGCGCCGTGGCAATCGACTGGCGGCTCTCGGTCGTCAGTTCGCTGTTGGAGAGCGATTCCAAGCCCTCGCCGACAATGACCGGCGTCACGCCTGCCCGTACCGCCGCCGTAGACCAGGCTTGTTTGACCCCGCTAAAGAAACGTTTCCACCACGCTTCCAGCTTTTTCACCTCGGCGTCGGCCGGGTTGCCGTCGATCGTCAGCACCGTCGCCTTGATCGCCCCCCGCGCAAAAAAGGCGGCTTTGAAGTCGGCCATATGCTGCAAGACCGCAGCATCGGCGATGGCGGCCTGGGCCGGTGGCGTACCCGGCTCAAGCTCGCTCATGGCGTTGGGCAGCTTGAAGTAGACAATATCCTCGGGCGTGAAATCGATGCCGACGGCTACGCTCTGCGTCGGATCGAGTAGACGGCGGAAGCCGGCAATGCCCGCCGTGCGATCGTACAGCACCTGGATCGTGTCGGGCGCAAACCAGCGCAAGCCCAGCGGCTGATTCCGCAGGTTGCGCGCCTTAAACCAATAGGCATAGCCGCACAGGCACAATGATCCCTCGGTCAATTCGAGCAAGTCGGTAAAGTTGTCGAGAAAGGGATAGACGGTCAGGTCGTCGCCGTCACTGAGGATTTTGGTCTCGCCCTTGAAGATGGCCCAGGGCATACTGCTCACGCGGTCGGCTCTGAGGTTGACACAAGCGTAGAGCCAGCCGACCAGGCTGTAAAGGTTGCGCGGCGTTTCGTCATCTTGGCCGAAGTAGGAGCCAAAGACCATCTGCCACTCGTCAGCCGTCCACGAGCTTAGATTTGCGGATTTGACTTTGGCCCCATCGAAGAGCATCAAGCGGTTCATGTAGGTGGCCCAATAAAAAAACGCCCACGGCCATTGCTGGCTCGTAGGCGTCGTGCGCTCTGTGGGTTATTTGATTAATTCTTTATTTTACTTCTTTGGTTTCGACTTCGCTAATCTCAATCAATTGCTTTAGGTCGAATGTGACCGTTTTTTGGTTGCGGCGAATTTCTAACAGCAGCATTACACGATTGACCCGTCCATAAAGCCGCCCCTGATCGTCGCGTAAGTTGCGCCAATCGTCGCCCTTGTCCGCCACCGGCGCCGGCTTCTTCACTCGCCGCCGCCAAAGAGTAACAGGCTGCCGGTCGTCGCCAGCTTGGCAAATGCGCCCGACGACGCGTCAACTTGGTCATCATGCGCCGCGTAGGGAAACGAACATAGCTCATCCAGGTACGCGCTATTCCATGCCCCGCGGCACAGCTTGACGTTGCGCGCCTCGCATTGGGCGGCAAACGGCATGGCCCGCACCTGCTTCTCGCCCGTCACCTTTTCGGCGTAAACGGGAAAGCCGGCCAGGTTGCGGATGCTGCTCTGTGCGCTCTCCAGGCCGCCGCTGCCCGGCTCCTGCTCCACGCCGATAGACACGTTGCCGCCGTCCATCTCGGCGGTCTGGCGCATGATACGCTCACGTGCCAATGCCGACCATTGGCCGCGCACGACATCTTCAATGTAGAACGCGCCGTCGTTGTCACGCGCTATCTTGACGCCACATGACCAGTCGCCGCCGCCCTCCGTCCCCGCCTTGTCCCAATAGCGGCAGCGTGCGGCGTCGCTGGGCGCGGCGTTGACGATCGTGAACCAATCGCGTTGGAACATGCCGCCGCCGGGTGGCGAGGGGTGGCCCTGATAGAGTGCTTCAAACGCGTAGCTGCCAAGCACCATGCGCCGCTCCGCTAGCGCCGCCTCATCATAGCGGGCTGGGCAGAGGGCTGCCCCCAACTCTCTGCCCAGCGGGTCGCCTGCTTCCGCAATAGCGGGTAGATTAACAACTGTCCAGCGCGGCCCCTCTTCTGAGGCCAAAATGCGCCCGGCTAGGTCACTTTCGTGCCAGCGGGTCATGATCAAAATTATGGACGCCTGTGGCCCTTGCCGTGTGAATAGGTCTTGCGAGTACCAGTCATAGCAGCGGTCACGGTAACTCTGGCTTTCGGCCTCTTCACGGCTCTTGACAGGATCATCAATCAGGATCAGATCGCCCGATTGGCCGGTAATGCCAGCGCCAACGCCCACGGCGCGGAAGATGCCGCCCGCTGCGGTCTGCCACTCTTCCACCGCCCGGCGCTCACGGTCTAATGCGATACGCCCCTCGGCAATGCGCCGCGCCTGACGGCTGAAACGGTTGGCGAGCGTTTGGTTGTAGCAGCCGATGATGACGCGTAGTTCTGGGTTATGTTCCAGCCGCCAAACCGGGTAGCGGATCGTGGTCTGCTGGCTCTTGCCGTGCTGGGGTGGGCAGAAGATCATCAGCCGGTTGATCGCGCCGGATGTCACCTGATCAAGCGCCGTGCGGATATAGCGCAGGTGCGGCCACTCCCACGAATAGCTGGGCGTCACCTGTGCCAGCCACTGATCAAAGGGCGGACGCTTACCTTTGCCGGTATGCGTGCCGAAATTGAATGGCCCGGTATTAAGTTTGGGTAGGTTCAGGGTCAGGCCGTTCATTGTTTAATGCCTGTAATAGCCGGAATACCTTATCGTTTTCCACGCCCATCAGCATCGCCACGGCGCTCGCATCCTGAAGTGTGAGCCATCGCTTGTCGCCGGCGTGTTCCGCCATAGCAACCTGGCTTTTGAGTTGAGCAACTATCACATCGAGGATCAGGTCGTTGATTTGGTCTTGCTTTTTTTGGGTCGCGACGGTCGCGACCCCATTGGCTGCAATCGTTTCCGCCTGCCTGCGCCATCCGCTAACCGTGCCTTTAGGTAAGTTATATTCTTTGGCTAAGCTGCTAACGGATTGCCCCGCCAAAAGCGAAGCCATCACCGCGGCCTTGACTTCCGGCGTATAGTCCCGCGTCACATTGCCCTCATGCTGTTAATTGACAGCACCTGTCAAAATGTATCCCCGTCTACTTGATAAACCGTTAACATTTATGCTATATAGTGGTCAAACGGTTTCTCGCCGCAGAATACAGGTGATACAAGGAATTCTCAGGGCGGCGAAAACCGTTTGCAGGGTCACACCTACATACCGACCCAGACTGGAGCAGAACATGGAACCAACAATCAGACGCCCGCTCGACCTGTCAGCCCGCCAGTGGGCCGCCCTTGAGCAGATTGCCGATGCGCTCGGCGCTCGTGAGCCGCACGGCCGCGGTCACAACGTGCGCGTGACCAAATGGCAACTGGTGATCCGCGGCATCGCCACCGGCCAATACGTGGTTACGGAGCGCGAACCGTACCGGCTGCCGGTCGGCTTGGCTGAGGCGGCCGCAGCGGTCGAAGAGCGGCAACGGGAACACGAGCAGGTAGAAAAGGCACGGCGCAAGCTGCCGGTAAAGATGCAGCAACTGAGCATACTCGACCTTGAGCCAGCCTAACGGCTGGTTTTTCTTTATGCGCCGTAAACCGTCCAGATCAGCATCCCCACGACGGTGATCCAAATCAGCCCCAAACAAATGTATTGGGTCGATGCTTCGCGGCGTACATGAAGCTCTGCCACGAACAGGGCGAGGCTGCAAACGATCAGGCAGACCGCCGCACGGCTCATGTTCGACATAGGCCATTACATGCCCGTAAGTATGCCGATGTCGGTCAGCAGGATGGCCGCCGCAAACAAGACCGGCACAAATGCCTCAGCAATATGCGCCAAGCCAAAAATCGCCCCCACGATGGCGAGCAACAGCGAAATGATAATCAGCGGTCTACCCATCACGATTTCCTTCCTCTCACAATTTGAGATTGTGCATGGCGGCCCATGTTTCAGGATCAACTCGACCTTTAGGCATAGGCGTATCTTCGCGGTACGTACCGTCTTTGTTCTGTAAGCGGATTTCAAGATGAAGGTGGACGCCGGTTGAATTTCCGCTTGTGCCGAGCAGCCCCACGGTATCGCCGGCGTTAAGGCGTGTACCCACTGGCGCGCCCGGCTCATCCAAATGGCAGTACATGGCGTAACAATCAAGATCACGATAGTCCGCCCTCACGTAATGACCATAGGCCGCGTCAAAGTCCGAATAGGCCACAATGCCATCTGCGATGCTGCGGATCGGCGTGCGTTGCGGTCTGTTGCCGAGATCGCAACCGTTATGACCCCATAGGCCGAATTGCCGATAGTCCGCCTCGTTTTGGCCCCAATGCTGGATAATCACCGCCCCAGGAAGGGGATGGACAAGATCCCCTCCCTGTATTGGAGTGGGTGGTATAGGCGCTGTAACGCCCTCGGAGATTGTCCATTCAAAATTGAGCCACGTTGACGTATGCTCGCGCGGGTTGCCATCTTTGCCCATGCCGATGCCCGACGCCTGATCGCTGGCGTTGCCGTCACTCACTTGGATCGTGTATTCCTTGAGCGATGGCCCCATGCCGTAATCGTAGTTGTACGTGGCGTTGGGGTCGTCGCGCTTACTGGTGACGGTGGTAGTCCCCGACGGCCACCACACGCGCAGCGTCACACCAGGCGTTTCCACGTTATCTTTCAGCACGCGCCCCAGGATGTGATGGTCAGGCCCGACCTGACTGGCGGCATGGTCAAGCCATTGCGCTTTGGTGATGCGCCAATAGCCGGTGCCGGCCGGCGGCGTCACGAAGTCAAATTCGACGCCGCGGGCGATCAAGCGTGGGTCAATATCACGCGCTGGTTCAGGCGCTGGGGTCGGCGGCTCAGGCGTGGGTGGCTGTGGTGGCTGGGGTCGTGGCGGTTGTGGTTGTGGCGGTGTGGGCATCGGTTCCCCTGGGCTGATGTAGCCGCGCTTGACGGCGGCCTTGAAATCTTCCTGCACCTGCGGCTTGTTATGAATTTCGTATTTGTCGCCGCGCCAACGATAGAGCGCCAGCGAGTAAATCTTTTGCGTGCCGGGCGTGCGGTTGTGGTCATCAACCGATTGGTAGGCGTTCTGCACCCAGCCGCTGTTGGCGTCTACCCAAGCATTGTCGCCCTGATCAGTCTCGGTCACATGCACCGGCCTTGTAGCAAAGCGCGGCGGGATGGCCTGAATCGTCTGGTAGATGACGGGGAAGTGCCAATACCAGCCCTGTACCTTTTCGCTAGACCAAATCAGATTGGGGTCGGCGCCGTGGGTGTAGCCATGCACGGCCAGCCCGTCGCACTCACTGATCGGCGCTAACATGCGCTTGTAATAGGCCAGCCAATCGATGCCACTGGTCACGTCCCACGGCGCAACGGCAGCCGCCATCACTTCGCAATCAGGCCGCTCATAGGTGATGGTGCGGTAGCAGCCGTTAAAGCAATCGGCGTAATCTTCCGGTGCAATGGGGACGCCGTGTGGGTACTCCTGGGCGTGATTGGGTTCGTTGGCGATGATGACCACCTGCACGCCGCCTGTATGCGCCATGTAATCAGCGCAGCGTTTGGCAAACTCATCATATTGGCCGCGCAAGGGAATCGTGCCGTCTTTGCCGTTGTGCGCCCAATTCAGGCGCAGAATCCAGTTGATGTCCGGGCGGATCTGCGTCCAGTTCTGCGGCTGCGGGTTCTCGGCGATGGCGATTGACTCCACGCACCAGCCGCCGGCTGGCACAAGGGCGTGGCCGCTCTGGTCATGCACGGCGTAGAGTAGCGCCATTAGGCCGCCGCCTTGAAGCGAAATTCGTGGCAGTAGCGGCATTTCTCGTTGTTGCAGGTGTGGAATTGGTGGCGATGGCCGCTGTCCAGGATGCAGGGCGCGCCGCACGGCGTCTTGCCGGCGCAAGCGTGCGATATGTCGCGGGCGTGCGGGCGTGTCTGTTTTGGTGGTGGGACGGGTTTGGGAATGGTCATGCTGGTCGCCTGTGGAAAGTTTGGGCGACCGTTCTATGCAGCCTTATATGGGCTGTGGCGTGGGCGTCGATGGGTACAACACTGTAGGCCGCCGCATGGAACGGTCGCCTACAGTTATGGCAAGCCTAGCACGATTTGTTGCGGATGGCAACAGGAAGGATACATATCCAATATCTCTCATCCTTTTGGATTAGATGACCTCATCCAAAAAGCGTAGACGGCAATCATCCAAAAGGACGATCCGAAAATCGTATAGACATATCGAACGCGCCCCCAGACCGCTGCCGCCCCCGTCCCTGTCCCGCCGCCGCCGCCGAAACGGGACGGGTGGGGCCGCGTGCGCGTGGTGGCGCGCTGCCGGTGGTTATGCGATGTTGGGGTATTCGCGGATGCGGGCATCGCCTTCAAAGCCCAAATTCGTTTTCATGTAGATGGGTACTGCCGCTCGATCTGCCTGGTTGACCAAGTGGATCGTATCCCGCCCAGGCGGTATATAGGTCGGTGTCTGCGTTGACCAACTGGCCCCGCCGATCACGATCCAATCGAACATGTCGAGGCTGGTAAAGGTCAATCGCTCCATCATCGGCTCGCATGACAACCAAGCCACACCTTGATAGCCGCCGGCGCGAATCTTGCGAAAGGCTTTTTCAGCACGCTCGACCGCATATTGGCGATCAACGCTCGTTCCAATCCAGGTATTCGGCGGGTACTCAAATTCGGCCATCCGAATCGGGAATTTGGTCAGGAGCAAAAACGTCCATTGCGGATTGTCGGCAATCTGTTGTAAGACAGCCTCGATCCAGGCCGTAGGAACCCACTTACCAAAGAGATCGGCCATGCTGCACGTAAAGACGTTGCGAAGGCCGGTGCGTAGGATGGGATCGTCCACGTCATCCAGGTTTGGCACTTTGGTATTCGTAGGAGCATTGAGCCGGTGTGGATAAAAGGAAGGTGAGAAACGATCATCTTCCGGCATATTCAGATACTTGTCATTAGCAATGTCGCGGGCATAGCAGTAGGGGCAATTGTGCAGACAGCCAGTGATCGGGTTCCAAGACCATTGCGCCCACTCGATATTGTCGCTGCTCTGGCGGTTGAATTTGCTGTTGCCGTCGCCGGCATCAAGGGCGATGGCTTGCTGGGCCTCATCTAAGGCTTCCCACTCGCTTAATGTGATCCAGTTTTTATTGACGGTCAGCGGCAAGTCGGCGCGTTTTTCCTTCCTCGCTTCCTTCGCTGCCTGTTGCACGTTCTTATTGACAAGCTCAATCAACTTCTCGGCCTTTTCAAATTCTCCTCTTTGCTCCAACTTTTCGACCGTTTCCTTGACAGCTATCATTTCGGCAACCTGAAAGCCACTGACACCTAATTGCGTTCCAACCTCATTACGGGCTTTTCCATCGGTCTTTTGTGGTGCATTTATATGCACTGCCAACTCAGATTCCGTTGCATGACTCAAGCGAAGGCGCGCAATTCTTTGCCGATCCTCGGCCCGTATCTTCTCAATCTCGATCAAGGCCGCAGCCTCCTGCGCGAGCTGCCAGTTGTTCTTTAGGCGCACATGGTTATCGGCAATCAGGGCGGCCAGCTTATCTGTCTCAGATTCAAAACGATAGATCGTGGCATAAACAAAAGGGATGCCGAGGATGATAGCGGCATAGTAGCGGCGATGACCGCCAATTATGGTCATGTCGTCGGCTACGATCAAGGGATGGATACCATTGCGCCGCACGTACTCGACAAAGGCATCAAAGTCTGATGCGAGGCGAGGATCGCCATAGAATTCATTGTTGCGTGGGTGCGGAATTAAGCATTGAACATCAATGAATTCCTGGGCAATCAGCGTGCCATTGTTACTCATATCAACCTCATCTGATTTGGGGCGACTTTGCGCCCGCCATTGAGATAATGCTCGGCATTCGCCCGCCATTCAGTATAGGGAATAATCCCCTCGCTGCGGCGCGTGAGATCGACCTTTTCGGTGTGCAAGCCGTAGGTCATCACCCACTCTTGCAGTTCGCCAAGCTCGGTGCGGATAAAACTCCTCGACTTGAGACCGGCCAGATGATCCATGTGATCCAGAAGCCGGACGGTCAGCCATTCAGGAGGATCGCCGTTGTAGAGTGAGTCTATCACTCCAAAATGGCGCTTGTAAGCATTGAGCGATAAATTGAAGGCGAGGTCAATGCGCTGAAAGCGGACAATTTTACGCAGTGCATGAAAGAGGGGAAAGCCATCCAGCGCCTCCTTGATGCCATTCACATCAACATACAACATGCCAAAAATAGGCTGATAAGGAAGCGTTTCAAGCCAGGGCTGAACAGTCTTCTGGTATTCGCCCCGCACAATGTCGCAATCGGCAAGGGGAATCTTCTTTAAGTCCTCGATATTTACCTTGTTCTTATCGCAGCAAAGTTGCCGGAACCGACCTGGAAAATGCTTCTGGAAGTGGCGATTGAGAATAACAGGCGATCCCGCTTCGCCCTTGTCGGTGTAGCCTGATCCGGCAGTGGCGTCTATAACTGCTAGGCCGCTATTCGGGTTGTTTGCCAAAAGACTCGCAAAGCCGTTAACGCAACCATCCAAGAACATCTGAAGATGGCGTTGTTTTTGCTGCGTATGTTTGCTCTGCCCATGCGCTCGTCTCATTATTTCCTCTCCTCCGCCTCTTTGCGGTCAATCTCAAGTAATGCCCTCTTCGTTTCGTTTGGCGTATCCCGCCTCAGCCAGAACGTCCACCGCGCCCCCGCCTTGTTCGCCTTGCGCTCAATCAGCAGCGGGTCGTCGGGGCTGATGCGGTACTGGTACGCGGATCCGCGGCTGATTTCGATCGTCATTCGTGCCCTAATCCCTTCGCTAATGCCACAAACAATTCGTCATGTTCCTCCCGCGTCAGGAATGGCATGAACACCTTATGCGCTAGGCCGTCGATCAACTTGACCAATAGCTCATGCCGCAGCCGCACCACATCGCCAACGGGTTCGGCTGGCGGCTGGATGACCGTGTATTCGGCCTCAATGGCGTCAGGTTCCGGCAACGGCCCCGGCAGTTGTTTCGGCTTGGGCGCTTTGACGGGCATGTATGGCCTCACAATCGCCATCGCATCCTTGTAGCGCAGCCGCCCGTCCTGGGCTTGCGCCTCGGCAATCACCGCCGCTACCGCCTCATCCGGCACGCTGGGCGCGGCCAAACGGCGCACAACCGAAACCGGCAAAAGGTACAAAATTTGTACGTTTTCAGCAAAGCGATCCGCCGCGTTGCGAAACTCGGAAGCGGTCGCCCGGCTCATGCCAAACTCAGCCGTTACCCACTGATCAAACTTCCCCGGTATGAGCGCCTTGACCTCATTCAATTGCCGCCCAATCTCGATCATGTCCTCGACCGTGCGCTTCAGCCGGCTGCGAATGTCAAGCGCCGCCCGCTGCACAAGCTCACGGTGCTGCTCTGGAATGGCGGCGTAGTCGTAGGCAAGCGTGGCGGCTCTGACAGCCAGTGCGTTGCCATGCGGCTCCTGCTTTACTGGCTTGGGCGGCTTGGGCGTGGCGTGGGGCCGGATACGGCGCGGCTGGTGGGTGGTCATGGGAACCCTCTGGGAATCTCATTGTCTATGAACGGCAGCTTACGCAATCGGTCAATGAATTCCTCAAGGTTGGCAATAAACTGTTCGCGAGCTTCCTTGAGTTCGCCCATGTCTATCGGGCCATCTGGCCCTAATCGGCAAGCGTCCACTAACTCCTTCAGGCTTTCTTCGATAAGTGGCTCCCAGGCGATAAACCCGTGAAAGTAAAGATATTCGCCCTGCGGTTCTTCGTAATCGCGAACGTCCAGACCGAAAGAGATTCCCCCCTCGGTTATGCTAACATCCATGTCTTTGACGAAATCGGCGCTTTTCACGTCAACGTAATCATTCTCAAGCTCGGTTTTCATAGCGGCTCAATGCCGATGCGCCGGCAGTCCCACAGCCAGCGTGCCAAATCGTCCAGCGTGCGGATGTAGAGCACGCGCCGTTGCAGTTCCAACACGTCCTCGCCCACATAGACCGGCAGCGGGCCGTAAATGTAGTCGCAGCAGTACATAGCCACCAGCCGCACCTCGGCAGCCGTGGGCGCACGCTCCAGCACCGGGTCAAGCCGGTACGCCCGATAGATGGCGATGGCGGCGCGCGTGGGTGCATCGGCGTGGGCCGCCAGGGGTGGCGTGCCGTAGCGGGTGTATAGGTCGGGGTCGCGGGGCGTCATGGCTGGGCCTCGTCCGCGTCTAGCGGCTTGAGCAGATGGTTATAGGCGGCGTATTCGGAACGGTGGGCGGCGTCGGGGTCACTACCTATGCCGGTGGCGCCGTTGCGCGTACAGGCCGCCACATACCTGAAGCTGCGGCCACCGGCCTCAGCCGCGGCGAGGATGCCACCAATCACCGCGTCGGGGCCGCATTCGGCGATCAGTTCTTTGAGCTTGCGCCGTATATGGTTTGTGGCTTTTTCCGGCATCCCGTCATTCCATGCCGTTACTACGCCGTTAAAAGCCAAATCATCATCATCATCGCTTTTTTCTGGATGCTTAGAAGAAGCAGATGATGATGATGATCTTTTCTCTGTAGAAGTCTCTGTAGAAGTCTCTGTATATATAGTACATGCGGCATGATCGTCGCGCATCGATCCGGCATGATCGTCGCGCATGGAAGCGTCATGATCGTACTCAATGCATTGGGTATCATCATGCTCAATGCATTGAGTACGATCATGCTCAATGGTATCTAACTCTTGCAATGCCTGATCGAGCGCCTCGTAGTCGATCCGGTAGTGCTTGCGGCGATTCCAGCCGCCCATCTGCATACTGTTCAGCAAACCCTTGTTCTCCAGCCAAACCATATGCTTGCGTAACGTCGCCGGCTGCCAAAACGGGAAATAGTCCGCGCACCACTCGTCATGTGTGCCCCAGACCCATTTATAGCCGTCGTAGACCTCGCCGTTGTGCCGGCCTTGCAAAAGCCAGTGAATCTGCTGCAAAATCACGGCCCGCTCCATGCCCACAAGTTTAACCAGCGACGGCAGCACCGTCAGCGGTCGCTCATTGATCAGTAGCCGCGTGGACATTGCCTCTGCCCTACTTTCTGCCCTCAAAGCCGCTCCCCCGCTCTCGTCCCTGTTGTGTCTTTGTGTCGATGTCGCCATGATGTATAATCTCCCTTGCCTTGATGTTGTTTTTGGCCCTGGCCGCTGGCTCTAATCAGCGCCGGGGCGTTTTATTTGCATTTGCTATCCGGCTTTGACTCCGCCACGGCGCGCGCGACTGTGCGCTCAAGCCCGGCCACCACCAGCGCCAAGTAAGCGATCTGATGGTCAATCTTGCCCAGATGCACCAGCCAATCGGCATCATCGTCTTTCATCCGGCGCGCCTGATCCATCAACTCCAAAATCTGTAACATGTGCTGCTGTGCTTCCTGTGTCCCAAGCATCGCATCCTCCAACGCCCATTTCACTTTGGTCGCTACTCGTGCTTTATAGGGCCGCACCCGTTTGCGTTTTGTGGGCGTCAATGGTGGCGCGACAATCTGAGGTTGTGTTGACATCCTAAAAACTCCTGTTAATCTAGAGGGTGAAAACGAAAGTCGGATGCGTAGCTTCCCGCCCTTGCGCCCGTGCGCTTGCTGTGGGAAGTTTCGCGTCACTACCCCTGCAATTCCCCGTCCGTGCTTGATAAGCGACCCTCACGCCCCAATCCCCATCGGCATAGAGAAGGAACCCATCGATGTCAGACCCGCACGAACTGCTAGACCGATTCATGACCGCCAAGCTGTCCGCAGGTAAGTCAGATCGCACGCTGCGCTGGTATACCGACCTACTCGGCGCCTACCTTGAGCATGTCGAGGCGCATAACCTCGACTGGTGGCAAACCGAGGCCGTCGAGAGCTTCCAGGCCGATCTATGGCTGCGCTCGCCCAAAGGCCGCAAGAAACAAGTCGGCTTTAAGCCCAACAGCGTCGATTGCTATTACCGCGCCCTACGCGCCTGGTGCAACTGGCTGATCAAGCGCAAGATCATGCCGGGCCCATCACCGATGGAGGCGATGGAGCGGCCAGCGCGCCCAAGCGATCCGGTGGACTATGTGACGCTTGCGGAATTTAACCTGCTGCTGAGGTCGATACGGGGCGAGGAGTGGACAGAATTACGGGATCGTTGCCTGTTGCTGCTGATGTTCTGGAGTGGTTTACGCGTGGCGGAATTGACGGCTCTGCGCGTGCAGGACGTGGATATAGCCAAGCGCCTTGTCACCGTCCACCGCGGCAAGGGTGGCAAATCACGCTTAGTTCCCTGTGCGCCTGACTTGGGCGTGACCATGCTGGCGTATCTAATGGCCCGGCCAGCCTTCGCCGGTGACGCGCTATTCGCCGGTAACGACGGCTATGGCGGCGTGCGTGGCGAGCTGGGCGTGGTCGGCGTGCGGCTGATGCTGCGAAGGCGCTGCGAGGCCGCTGGGCTGCGCTACATGCACCCCCATCTATTCCGGCATGGCTTCGCTATGCTATTCCTAAACAATGGGATGCAACTAAGCGCCGTTTCGGCGGCGATGGGCCATAGCGACCCGAAGGTGACAACCGACATTTACGCCCATTGGCTCACCGATGGCTTGAGCCGCGAATATGAATTAGCGCGCGCCCGTGTACAACGGGCTCCCGGTGTAGAGCGGATACAGAGGAGTTAGACCCAGATCGTTTAATCTCCTGTCAAACGTTCTGGGGTACTTAAACGTCTAATATTTTAACTCTGGAGCAGAGAGTTGGGGTTCGAGTCCCTGCCCCCCAGCCTAAGCATATTAAGAGTAACTTTTTAATGTGCCGGCAGCTTGCTAAGGCGGCGAAACCAATAAGCAAGTTGCAAAAACGATCAACGCTTCGGCTCCGGCTGGAGCGTTTTTCTTACCCCTCGCCGGTGGCCGTATCGTCTACAATTCCATTGATCCTGCGAGGGCCAATTCTTTTCCCCGTGGCTCGATCACAAATGCTGGACGCTTTTCGCTCAGGAAGTCCAAAGCGAACAAGATGAGCTTTGACCGATCCATGCGATAGTCCTCGGCCAATTCCGCCAAAAACTTATCTTCATCCTCATTCAACCGCAACTGGAAATATCGGCTCTTTGCCATAATCATGACCTCCTTTCGTGGTGTCATGCTTACAAGCATACCATAGCGTCATTACGCCGTCAATAATGTGAATTGTCCATATTGATTATTGACACTGTAATGACAATCGGCTATAATCTATTCAACGGCGCAAGCCAAAACAAAGAGGCGCAGGTGCTTGTAACACCCCGCCTCACGGTTTCCACCCTTGCTTCTCAAGAAAGGTTTCAACAAAATGAGTATATCACAGAAGCATTACCAAGTCGGCTACGCGCTCTGCATCGCACGCCAGCCCATCGAAGCATGCCAGAACGAAACCCAGCGCCGCGGCTGGTGGGCAGCCCTCGACGCCGAGGCCGAATGCGCCACCGCCGGCTACGCGGATCGGATGGGCTTCTAATGGCGACCCAATACGTCTTCGCGATTGGCAAGATGATCGCAGCCCCGCCGCCGGTCGTGACCGTTGACAGCCGCCTCGCCGAATTGCTGGCCTGGCGGCGTGAAACCGGCAACGAGCTGCCGATGGCCGCCGACCTCATCCTGTGGCTGGAAGATCGCGGCTTCGTCGTGGACTTGCTCACCGGCTGCACGGAACGGCTGGAGCCGCTCCAGGCGTACATCGATGAGGCGTTAGAGCCGCTGACGCGTGACCAACGCGCGGATGAGGCCGTGGCACAGTTTGAGTTTGAACGCTATTACCGTTGGTGCCAGGCCGAGGATCAGGACTTGCGCGACGGCATCGACGAGGCCGATTGGATTCGTAACGGCTGCTAATTAACGCGTGGGGCGCGGCACGATCAACAACGCGCATTTACACTATGCCATCGATCCAAGATTTTTTCCCTGACAAGTGGTTACACGCCGGCCATCTACAAGGCAAGCGGCCACGGGTTGCCATCGCCGCGGTGAATGTCGAGACACTCTTCAACCCGCGCACCAAGAAGAATGAGCAAAAGCTCGTCGTCGCCTTTCACGGCAAGGAGTTGCGCCTGATCCTGAATAAGACGCAAGCGCGCTCCCTCGCCACGATTTGCAAGACCGACGATTACAGCATGTGGAAAGGCTACGAGGTTGTTCTGTCCACCGGCAAGGCTCCCAACGGCGCCGATACCATTCTGATCTCGCCCATACCTGATGCACCGCCGCCAAAACCAGCCGCCCAAGTCGAAGAGCCGGCTGCGCCCGAAGGCGGTGCCGTGCACGGCGCGGACGCGTCAATCTTCTCCGCCAGCGACCGCCCCGCCAAGTCACCGGATGACGCCTCACCGGCCCAGCTCCTGCGCCTCACCAAGCTCATGGCGCAAGCATACGGCACGGCGTGGGGCCAACACGAGGCCGAATGTGCCCAGCAAGCGTCGAAGGGCGCTGTACGCCAGTTTAGCGATTTGAAGGCGGTCGAGGCGCAGGTTTTGATTGGCAAGCTCGAAGCTGGCGTCCCACAGTCCGCCAACGGCAAAGTAGCCGCCCATGCGTAAGCTAACCGACGCGGAATTGAGCGCGCCCACCGTCACGCTCGAAATCCCAGAGGCGCAATTCTGGCGGCTGCCCAAATACATCCGGGACACGCTCATGCTCTATCTAGGCAAGTCCCGTGACGGCAAATTCATCTACACCATTCCCGCCTACCTGTACCGGGAATGGTCGCACCTGTTGTCGGAAGATGCGCCATGAGCGACAACACAACGGGCAGCGATGCCCTGGAGGAGAGTATGAGCGATAGCCGGATGCAGCCGTTGTGGGATGCCAAACGAATGGGCGAGGCGTGCAAGCGCAACGCCGAGAAGCGTAGCCAAATCAAGCCGAAGCCATCCTTTGATGCAATCGTTAAGTTTGCGTATGAGGCGACTTTGACGGAAATGCGCGACGACTACCAGGTACTCGTTGATACCCTGACGCGGCAGCGGCAACAGGACGCCGCCACGATAGCCACGTTGCAAGCCGAGAACGCCGCGCTCAGAGAGCAATTGGACAAAGAGATGGTTGACGAGTTAGAGATAGCGCAGGGGCGCGTCGTTGACCTTGAGGAGCGAAACAACAGGCTATTCCACAAGGCGGCAAGGCGACTAGCCGAAATAAAAGAGTTGCAAGCACTCATCCAATACATTGATGCCCATGCGCCGCGTGCCGATTCTACGTGCGACGAACCGGGCATCAGTCTGTCAGAAGCTGCAAAAAGGGCCATAAAAGATGAATTGCGCCGCGTAGATAGCGAGAGGAGCGAGTGATGGCGAAGCGATGGATTCCGGTGGAAGATGGAGGGTACGGTGCGGTCGATACTGTTACGGTATCCGACAATGGCGCAATGCTGGTAATAGATAGTGCATACGGTATTGGGCATAAGAGTAGTGGCATGTTCCCACTCTCGGATGATATGCGCCTTTGCGCGCTTACCGAAGTCCCCGCGCAGGGAGAGGCGTGGGAACCTGTGCCGGATGGAGAGCTAGTGCCAACCATTACCGATGGCGAGATGTGGGCGTATAGGCGCGATGGCAAGCTAGGCAAGGCGGTTGCTATCCGTAAGGGAAGTTTTCACGGCGACATTATTTTGGCCGATGAATATGCCGTTTGCCGCCGCGTGGACGCCCCAACGCCGCCCACGCCCGCCACCAACTAAAACAAGCGCCGGGGCTGTGCGTGCCAACGTCCAGCCCCGGCTAACACCAGATAAGGGACACCAAATCTGATGCCTGATAAGAATTTTACCACGCGCTACGTCAGCGCAGACCCCGCACCGCCCCGCGTCGAAGTCCTGCCCCACACCGACCTCCCACCGGCCCCCATTTCGGCCCCAATGCCAAACTCATCCCATACCGACCGCGCTCACGGCTTCATGCTGGCGACAAGCCCGCTGGCAGCCGCTACCGGCCTCGTCGTGCTGCTGATCGCTATCCTGGCTTTCGGCGTGCCGGTGCTGAGCGTGGCGGCGCTGCTGGTTGCGCTGGGCGGGTTTACGGCCGCTTGGTTGATAGCCTACACGCTTCATGTATGGGTGTCGCCCGATGGCGCGCTGCTGGCTCACGTCCTGTTAGGTTGGGCGTATCTGCGTCGGGAACAGGCCGAGAGGATCAAGAGATATGGCAAACGGTAACGGCATCTGGGCGCGCAAGGCGACGATCAGCACGACCGCACCCGAACGCCATAGCGCCCTGCGTGCGGTCGCTGAATCGCTCAATAGGCGCAACATGGACGCCGCCATTGTCGAGCTATTCAGCGAGGCCATGCAGCGCCTGACCCTGCTGGCCTACGAGCGTGATGAGGCCGGCTACATCAACATCGACCCCGTTACCTGGCGGCTGCTGCTGCCCGCCCCCTTTGGCCGCGCCGGTCATAAGCGTTGGGGCATCACGCGCGCCGAATCTGACGTGCTGCGGGATATGCTCAGGGACCGCCAATCACAAACAGACCACAGACCCCCTGGCCTGTGGCTGTATGACCGCGCCCGGCGCTGCTGGACGCTGAACCTATTTGATTTCGATACGCTCTCCGATGGGCAAGCCTACTGGCAACGGTGGCCGCTGACAGTGGCAGAGTATAGGTTGGCGCGTAGTCGCCGCCTAGACGCAAGGTAGGCCGCGGCGTGGGCCGGCGTGGGCTATATATCCGTCCGCAAGCGAGCCACGATGGCCGCACGTTCCGGCGTCATGAAGGCGATGAGATCGTTTGATAGCGTGACAATCGCCAGCGCATCATCGCCAAAGACCGCCGCCCCGCCTCTTGCTTCAAATGATTCGCCGTAACGTTCTAGGGCCTCCTGCCCTGACGCAAAGACCGTCAAGGCGCTGCGCCCGCTCATCACAAATTGGTCAATCTCGGATTGTGTCATGCGTTCCCCTGCTTTCTAAATCATCAAACCCGATAGACAGCGGTGATACCAATCAGCGAACCGGAGACAAAGGCCGTTTGCGTCAAGTTCGTGATTGCACCGTTGCTATTCGCATTCATGCTAAGGGCCGTGCTGTTGTTGACGAGTACCGCTTGCAACGTGCCGGTATAGCTCAAGGTTGAGGCATATAAACTGACAGCCGGTCGAAAATTGGCCGCGTTGACCAAAGGATACGGCAAACCGCCAATCGCCGCTGTACCCGTTGCTGATCCGACCGTCGTTAGGCCAAACGTCGCCCAGGCATGGACTGTATTACCAATGCGCGTAAAATAGCCCTGTTGATTGCTGTAGACCATACCTGTAGACAAGCCGCCAAAGGTCAACGCCGGCGTCCACGTCCCCTCTTCGTACCAATTGATCGTGCTTTGACCAAAGGATAGCCCGGCGCTAAAGGTCTTGAGCGCGCTCAAGGTTTGCGCCGTACCGAGTAATGAAGCCACGCCTGTCGCCGGCACCGTCAGCGTAAAGCCGCCGGTCGCCACGCTGCCGCCGCCCGTCATCAAGCCGCCGCTAAAGTTGAGCTTGCTGATGCGCTTGTCGCGGTTGGTCACGTCCGACGTGTCGCTGATCAGGATGTAGTCATCCGGCGCCACCGCCAGCAGCTCGGTTAGGTCGCGGATTGTCGAGGTCATGTTAGCTTGCCATTCTCATGGATGACAGCGCCGACGGCTTGCGTGTCCAAATGCGTCACCGCGTCATCTCTAGGCGGTATTTCCACGCGCACGAAGGCCATAATCGCCTGGTCAAACTGCCAGTCGCCGTCACTAAAGGTGCAGCCCAGCTCCTGCCCGCAATAGTTGAGAAACGCCTGCGCTGTGGCCTGGGCGCCATCGTAGGCCGCTTGCGCCGCCTCTTGCTGCGCCGCGGCCACCTTCTGCGCCGCCTCAAGCCGTATCTGCGCCACGTTCATGGCCGCAATCAGCCCGGTCAGGTGGCTGCGCTGCGCCTCGCTCAGTGGCCGCCCCACGCCGTGCGTTGTCATGATTTCGGTATTGTTCATAAAGCCCTCCTAGAAAATGTTCAGTTGTGCCCGTCGCCACTGGCCGGCATCTGTCCACACATAGATAAAGTTGCGATCCCAGCGAATTTCACCGACCTGACCGACGGGCGATGACGAAGAGGGCGGCGTAAACGGGCTGACGATCCGTATGGACGTGGTGTTGGCGACGATCTGCCCGCCGGCGATGAATGAGCCGCCCACCGTCATATTGCCGGTATAGCTCAGTTGGCTTTGGATGCCGCTGGTATCGTAGTGGAAGATGTCGGGAGCGTGGCCCGGAATGTTCAATTTGATCACATCGCCGGCGGCAAGGCCGGTGGCGTAGTTGATTGTCAGCACATCGTTGGCCGTAAAATGATCGGCGATGATCGCCGCGTTAAAGGTGATGGCCTGATTGCCGCCCACGTTGAAGTTCATGAAGGCGGTGGGGCCGCGCCAGCTCGTAAACTTAAAGATCGTATCAGAGCTATCGCTCGTCAAATCAAGTGCGGTGTTCGTCTTGAGCGCAAGCGTGCTGCCATTCCAACGCAGATAGTTGCTGAGATTGCCCACCTCAAAGACATAATTGCCCGCGGTTCCATTCCAGCCCAGGAAAAAGCCGTTGGCGCTGCCCATCCAGGCTTTGCCGGTCGAGTGAATGTTGCTGACGTTATCCACTTCCACCACGCCGGTAAAGAGCGTGGCAAACGTCCCGTTCATGGCGTCAAGCCGCTGCACGTTCATCCTGTCGGCGGCGATGGTGCTGGCTTTGATGTTGTTACTGATGATGCTGCCGGTCAGGATATTGTCGCCGCTGATGTACGTGCTGCCGGCGACGACGCTGATCGAGGCTTTATCCAGGCCGGTATCGACCACGGCAATCAAGGCATTGTTGACGCCGAGCGAGCTTAAAGCGGTCGCGTCCTGCATCGCCATCGTACCCGTGCCTGACACATCGACATAGAGATAATGGCGGCCCAGCGGCGAGAAGGTGTGATTGGTCTGCGCCGTGATCGTGCGGGCGCTCTGATTGGCAAACTTGACCTGCAGCGCCGTCGGGCTGCCCCAGCTAATCGTGGCGCCATCCACCACACTCCACGTGCCGGTCACGCCAACCACGCGCCGGTTCTCGCTGTAGGTCAGATTAGCATCGGCGCTGCTCTGGGCGTTGCCGGCGGCGGTGAGGGCGCTACTGGCCGTAGACGAGGCCGAGTTTGCCAGGGCTTGCGCGTTGGCGGCGGCGCCGGAAGCGGCGGCGGCTTGCGATTGGGCGAGGTCGCCGCTCGACTGAGCATTGTTAATGGACACGATCACATC